CATGGATGCTTTTACGTTCAAGATGGACAGTAATTATGACCACGAATATTATAGCGACTATGTACTATGATAGAATAGAAATGACCTTAATGGTCCGTGATGAAGTCCGAGCAACGGCATTCCCTTTGCGTAACCATGATAGCATTGAAAGACAGAGGCATCAATGGTATTACTTTTATGGGTTAAAAAGTATCAAGGATTGGGAAATCTACATTACCCATAAGTCAACGATGGAGAACTCATCACCTTTTAGAATAGAAAAACCTTTTCCATATTTAAAAAAATCACAAAACAATGACACAACAGAATCAGAATCAACAGACCAGCATTGCGAACCAGTTAATCCTTCAGGGGGACTTGAGCAAACTGTCGGCAGGGGACAAGGTTAGGTATTACAACGGGTATTGCGAAAGAATGGGATTAGACCCATTTACAAAACCTTTTGACATCCTCAGACTTAACGGCAAAGAGGTACTTTATTGCACAAGGTCGGGAACTCAACAACTTAACAAACTGCACAAAGTTTCTCACTTGATTACCTCAAGGGACACAAATGCTGAAGCAGGGGTTTACATTGTAACAAGCAAGGCATCCCTTCCTGATGGTAGGTGTACTGAATCAATCGGAGCAGTCAATATTGCAGGTCTTAAAGGTGAGGCTTATGCTAATGCCATTATGAAGGCAGAAACCAAGGCAAAACGGAGGGCAACACTTGACCTCTTAGGATTGGGTGTTCTTGATGAATCAGAGGCAGAATCAATCCCTAATGCAACCACAGTAGCAATCACTACAACTGTTGACAATAAAGACCTTATAAATTCAACTCCAATAAACACAATGATAAAAGCATTGATGCCTGAGATGGATATTGAGGCTGAGGTAATTGAGGAAGATGCAGAGTTAAGCATTGGAAGACTTGCAATCGCAATCAAGAAGGCAAGTAACATTGTGGAACTCAAGGCGGTGTATGATGCCAACAAGCATAAGATTGAAACCAACACATTTATCAAGGACCAACTAAAAGCAAGAAAGAATGAACTCCTTAAAGGTTAATGAAATAAAGGTGGGGGATATTGCTCCCACCAAATTTGGGATTGAGTTAATGGCAGATGCTATCCAAGAGCAAGTCAATGATGGACTGCTTGACCCTTTGGAGGTTGCAATCAAGTTCAATAGTTTAGAGCAACTGGTTAAGTCGGTTAAATCCCGAATAACCGAGAATGTTTTATCAGAACTTATGAAGCATCCAAAGGGCAAAGCAGAGGTACTTGGTGCAGTTGTTTCCAATATGGAAAGTATCAAGTATGACTTTTCAGACCTTGCAGGTTGGTCAGAACTTGAAGAGCAGATTACCTTGCTAAAGGAAAAGCAAAAGGAAATAGAGGACAAAGAAAAGACCTACCATAAAGGCGACCTACCTATTAAGTCAGTAACTTCAACCTTCAAAATTCAACTCAGTAAATAAAACAAATATGCAAAAGTTAATTAGTCTTAACATTGATGTAAGTAAAATTGATGCCAAACGCCTTTACAAGGGTAAAAAAGGTCAGTACCTATCTGCTACCTTATTCCTCAAGGAAGAGGTGGACCAGTACGGTAACAATGGATTTATAGTAGAATCTATTACAAAGGAAGAAAGGGAGCAAGGCAAGAAAGGTACAATCATCGGGAATGCCAAGTATATGGCAGCAGGTGGACCTTCAAAACAAGAAGAACCCCAAGACTTGCCATTCTGATTGAAAACCAAGGGTGAGGTTGTAATGACCTCACCCATATTTAAACCAAACACAATGCAAATATCACTTGATAATCACGAACAAGAAATAGTCAGAAGTTTAGCGTTAGCAAGACACAATAGCAATATAGACAGAGGAAGCAGGTCTTACAAGATGGGCAATGGAGATGACCTACTTATTAACCTTGAAGGCATTGGTGGAGAGTTTGCATTTTGCAAACTGAAAAATATCTATCCTGACATGACCATTGACCATCCTATTCCATACGATTGCTACATTAATGGTGTTGGGTTTATAGATGTAAAGACTACAAAGAAACCAAATGGGATGCTATTGGTAGGAACTTGGAAGCATCGTGCAATACCTGAGTATTATGCCTTAATGGTAGGCGAATTCCCTAACTATGAGTTTAAGGGATACTTCCGAGGGTCAGAAGTTTTTAAACCTGAGAACCTTGTTAACTTGGGTCATGGAGATACCTATGGAATATCACAGGACAGATTAAAGATGGAACTATGAGAGATTTAACCTATCATTTAGAGAATGCAGTTGAGTATCTTGTCTATGACCTAAGCATTGAGGACATAGAAGAACGCAGGGCAAAGGCGGTCACCTATCGGTCAGGGAAGTGCGTTTGTAACTTTATGGGATATCCTCCCAATAAAATTAGCGACTTGAGGCAGGTTGGTCGCAAGGTGATTAGCAGACTGGATGGGAAAACCTATGCGGTCCGAGTTAAGAAAAAAGATGCAATAAGTGAATAATTTTGTATCTTTGCAAAGTAGACAAGCATTTGAGGTAGTGTGCAAATGCTTGTTTGTAAGAACAGACAAGAATGGGGAATCGGGTAAACACACTACACCTGAATCCCCTTTTTTTATTTTATGAAGAAAGATGCGTTTTATTTTCCGCATTTCGCAAACTCAAGGCACGATAGAAAGATTATGCGTGTTCGCATTGAGTTAGGTCTTGAAGGTTATGCAATCTATTTTATGTTACTGGAAGTGCTTAGAGAGCAAAATGACTTCAAATATCCATTAGATGATATTTACATTCTTGCACATGAATTCGGCATTAGTGAGCAAAAAGTAAGAGTAGTGGTATGCAATTATGGTTTATTTGAAGTTGATTCAAATGAGAACTTTTTTAGTATTAAGCAGATTTACTACCTACAACCTTACATAGAAAAGACCCAAAGAGCAAGAGTTGCAGCACAAAAAAGATGGGATAAGGTAGAAACAGATGCAAATGCAATGCAAATGCATAGCAAATGCAATGCCGATGCAATGCAAATAAAGGAAAGTAAAGTAAAGGAAACTAAAGTAAAAGAAAGTAAAGTAGGTTTTGTACGCCCTGAGTTATTTGAAGTACAGAACTATTTTGAAGAACTTGCAAACCTAACAGAAGCAGAGGGATTCTTCAACTACTACGAAAGCAATGGTTGGAAGGTAGGTAAGAACCCAATGAAGGACTGGAAAGCAGCATCAAGGAACTGGATTAAAAACTCTAAAAATTATAAATCAAATGTTACCACTAAATCAAGTTCTGACATCTATGCAGAACGCAGAGCAGAACTCCATCAGTACGCAGAAAAGATTGACCAACTCAGAGGAATTAGACCTTGAGAAGTTTAAACTATCAAGAACCAGTGAACCTATCAAGAATTTAAGCACTGCATTGGTTATTGATGAACTTATCAACGGGATGCAGAAACTTGGTGTTAAAGGTGATAAGATGCCAAACAATGCAGACCTTTTGCTTATGTACAAGTCCATAATGGAGGAATACCCTAACATCAAGTTCGGTGAGTTATCCCTTGCTTTTGATTTAGCAGCAAAGGGTAAACTTGACATAGAAGCAGAAACATACCAAAACTTTTCAATGCTATACCTTCACAGGTTACTTAGAGCATTTGCAAGGTATGGAATGCAGAAACTTAACGAGATTAAACCAGTTGAGCAGGAGTCTAAATGGCAACCAAGATTTGTAACTGATGATGAAAAGATAGAAACTGCCTTTGATTGTTACTCAAAGTTTAAGCAATGGGATAACATTGTGTTCGGGATAGATGTCTTCCATATCCTGCACAAACGTGGTAAAATCATTGTTGAGGTTGAGGATACCTATGATAAGGTAATATCTGCAATGAATGACAGGATGTTTAAAGGTTCAAGGCAGGACAAGATAGACATCAAGAACAAGTTAAAGGATGAAGAGTATCTTGAGCATCAGTGCTATCGTATGGCGGTATCATGCTACTTTGATAAACTTTTAAAAGATAAATGATGGACTTAACCGCAGGAATGTTAACCAAGTTTGCACTTATCAAATTAGAATCAAAGGGTTACTATGTTTGGAGGAACAATAATCTGTCTGTACCTGGCAGGAAGTTCATTGGTGAGAGAGGTGTTGCAGATATCACGGGATTCTGCAAAAGTACAGGTAAGGCGGTTTATTGCGAGGTTAAAACAATTAAGGATAAACTTAGCGATTATCAAATAGTTTTTCTCAATAGGGCAAAAAATGCAGGTGCATTGTGTTACCTTGCAACAGATAACAAAGGCATCCCTGAACTTAACGAATGGGTTTGACAAAGAACGATATCATCGCAGGTCTATACACCGACAAGGATATAGACAATGCCATCAAGAAGATGCAACCATTTGAGTTGCAGGATGACTTGAGGCAGGAGATGTTTATGGTGCTTTGCGAGATGGATGAAGTCAAGTTTATGTCAATGCATACGGGTGGATTCCTAAAGTTCTACTTGGTTCGCACAATGCTATCAATGATTAAGTCCGATAGGTCTACCTTCTTTAATAAGTTCCGCAGGGTGTTTACCGAATGGACCGAGAAACACGATGCACCCGATGTAAGTGATACCATCCAAACCGATGAGATAACTATAAAATTAAATAATTCTTTAAAGATTCTCCATTGGTACGAACTTGAGATACTTAGACTATATTCCGAGAATGGACAGAACATAATGTCCCTTTCACGGGACACAGGCATCCCTTATCGTTCCCTTATGAAGACCATTAAGAAAACAAAAACTCTTCTTAAATATAAAATCAAAAATCATGTTACTACTTAAAATTGTTATTGCAACGCTTTTCTCCGTTTTTTACATTATTGATATGGCAAGACTGCCCGAGAAGTTAAAGGTCAATTATAAACCATTTAATTGCAATATGTGCCTATCCGTATATATTGCCATCGCTTTGTACTTTCTACCCGTAATGGTGCTTAATTGCGTTCTGGTGGCATTTGTTGCAGGTGTATCTGCTCCTTTATTTAGAAACCTAATGAACAACATATTCTTTAAAAAATGATAATCAAAGTAATTAGTCATTAATAAATTAAACACAATGGAACAACGAACTGAAAGCGTGACAAACAGTCACACATTGACAGCAGTTGAATGGTTAGCATTGAGGTATCACCATAGGCAAGGTTACCTTTCTCAAGATGACATAGCAGAAGCAAAAGCAATGGAGAAAGAACAGATAGTAAATGCACATTTATTTGGATTGTTACGACCTCTTGAAATGGAAGCAACTAAACAAGCAGAACAATACTACACCGAAACCTATAACAAATGACACAGGAAGACGAGCAGTTTATTCAAGACAATATTTACAATTTTGAATGCGTAAAGATTGGGTTTATGAAGAACCTACCCTTGCATATCCTTGTAGGGTATGAGCAGATATATAGGAAGTACCTTGACCCAGGTTTCATCCTTACAAGTTGGTGCAGTAACTGCGTGGCAGATATGATGAAAAGACTTTCAAGATATTGGGATGAATACCAAGCAAAGAAAGTTCTTGATGCTGAAGTTGTACAAGAACCCGTACAAGTACCGAAGAAGAAAGGTAGACCATTTAAAAATAAGCAATGAGAATCATAACAGTTGGTCAGCGTAACTCAGGGGTATCATTCCATAGGTTATTCAATCCTTTAATCTACTTGCCAAAGGATTACGCAATGATGACCGATGTACTTACCGAGGAAGAACTTGAAAAAGGATATGACATTCTTTTTATCAATAGGTACATAGCAGGAATGGAGGTTGATGAGGTTGTAAGGTTACGGGAGAAGTATGGGTTTAAGTTAGTAGTTGATATAGATGACTATTGGAATTTAGATGCTTGGCATATCCTATATGGTAAATATCCTACTCAGAAGGTTATAGACCATATAAAGGTAGCAGACTTAGTTACTTGCTCTAACAATGATTTAGCGGTACATATTGATGAACTTAATCCTAACTGGATAGTAATTCCAAACGCTTTGCCTTATGGTGAGGACCAGTTCACGGATGTAAAGACTGAATCAGATAAGGTACGCTTTGTTTACGCAGGTTCAATCACACACGAAAAGGACATCGCTATCCTAAAGAATCCAATGAAAAGGGTGGCAGGTGATTCAATGGTAAAGAATAACTCAACCTTTATCCTTTGCGGTTACTCGGAAGACAAAAACGTATCAGAAGTATGGGGCAGAATGATTAATGACTATCTTTGTGGGTTCAAGGTTGATGGTTACATACGCAGTGCGTTAGCAGTAGACCAATACATGAACTTCTACAATGAGGCAGATGCTTGTCTTGTTCCTTTAGTAGATTCCAAGTTTAACTCAATGAAATCTAACCTAAAGGTATTGGAAGCAGCGACTAAGAATGCACCTGTCATTTGTTCCAATGTAAAACCTTATTCAGACTGTAAGCATATCATCCGAGTAAACAATCAATCAGATTGGTTCACAAATATTAAAAAAGTTATTAAAGATGCTATTTATAGACAAGAGATGGGTCTTGCTAATGGGGAGTGGTGCAGAGAGAACTTTGACTTGGTTAAGGTGAATAAATTAAGAACACAAATATTCAACGCAATTAAATGAAAGCACAATTAACCTTTGACCTTGATGATATTGATGAAAGGACTGCACATTTAAGGTGCATTAAGTCTGAGGCATTGATGTCTGCAATCCATACCTTTCATTACAACACAAAGAAAAGATTAATGAACTTGGTAGAAGAGAAAGGACTAAGTGAATATGAAGCAGTTGAGTTGGTCTTTGATGAGTTTGAACTATTGATGAGTGACCATAACATTATCATATCAGAACTAATTAACTAAGTATGCCAGTAATTAAATGCAGCAACGGAAAGTATCGCATCGGTTCAGGTCAGTGCATCTATGATACAAAAGAGAAGGCGACTGAGGTATGGACCGCAATACTTGCAGGAGGTAAATATTCAGATAAGAAACCAAAGGAAAAGAACACAAAAACCAAACGCAATGGATAAGGTACTAATCGCAATGGCAGTGCATGACACTGAAGAGAACAAAAGGTCAGAACTTACTGAAAGGGTATTGAATGCCTTATACAATCAAGATATCTTTACCGACCATGAGTTTTGGGTTATAGATAATAACTCTTGCCAACAAACAAAAGATGTTCTAAATTTATGGGCAGAGGATGGTTACATAAACCTTATCACCAATGAGGAGAACATTGGGACTGCTGAAGCGGTTAACCTTGCTTGGAAGCATCGTAAACAAGGTCAGCACTGCATCAAGATGGATAACGATGTAACCATTAATAATATTGATTGGGTTAAGGAAATGGTAGAGGCGATAGAACGTGAGGCAAAGATTGGAATTGTAGGACTGAAGCGTAAAGATTGCTGGGAAGAACCGAACCATGCCTTGCCTGATTGGAGAAGCGAGTTGATAATGCTACCACACTTTGCAGGACAAAGATGGATAATAGTTGAAAAATGCCATCACATTATAGGTACTTGTCAGATGTACTCCTCCGCTTTGCTTGACAAAATAGGTTACCTTTGTCAACCTAACCTCTACGGATATGATGATGTTCTTGCTTCTCATCGGTCAACAGTTGCAGGGATGTGGAATGTGTTCTTGCCACACATTGAGATTGAACACATAGACAAAGGGGAAACGGAATATCAAACTTGGAAGGAGAAGCATAGTGCAGAGGTTACTCAACAGGTAATCAAGATGACCCACGAATACTATCACGGCACAAGACCAATCTACTATAATCCATTCCAATGAAAGTAATTGTATCACTTGACAATCCGAATCACGCAGGTTGGTTGAAGTTGGAAGAATCTCTTAAACGGCATGGTTGGGATTACCATCCAATCGTAACAGAATGGAAAGGGTTTGGCACTAAAATAATAGGCTTGTATGAATATCTTATTAATTCTACTAT